TCATTAGTAAAAACTCCAAGTGTCAATGCAAGTGCTGGTGCTGGTGCAGTAATTGAAATGCCAGATGAAATGGACTCAAACTTAAAACCATATCTACTACAACCATCAGGTCAAAATCTAAATGGTCTTATGGACTCAATAAATCACAAAGTTGATGCAATAAATAGAATTGCACATACAGGAGCAGTAAGAACTACAAAGCAACAAGTATCATCAGGAATAGCTTTACAAACAGAGTTTGAATTACTTAATGCAAGACTTTCAGAAAAAGCAGACAATTTAGAAATAGCTGAAGAACAATTATTCAGATGTTATGCTATGTTCCAAAATACAACATTTGATGGTGAAATAAATTACCCAGATAGTTTCAACATTAGAGATTATGCTTCTGATTTGATTTACTTCCAACAAGCAAAAGCTATGTCTATTGGTTCACCTACATTTAACAAAGAAGTAGATAAAGAGATTGCAAGAGCAGTTGTAGATGATGATGAAAAACTAAATACTATCTTTGACGAGATAGATCAAAAAGCAGAAGTTGGTGAATTTACACAAGATGAAACTACACAAGAAGATCAAGAAGTAGAGCAAGAGCAGATTTAATGAATGGCAGATATAGTAAAAGACGCAACCGATTATCGTATCAAACAAATTGAGATAGCAGAAGAAAAATATTATAAAACTCTCATAGCAACACTTGATAGAATAGAACGAGAAGTAGTTGAACTAGCAAACAGAGATTTAAAAAAAACAACAGATGGAAGATTAATAGAACTCCAAGCCGCAATAGCAATCAGACCTAAAATAAAAGCAATACTTGATAGAGAATATTTAGCATGGTCAGATACAGTTGTAAGAGAGGGTTTTACAAAACAAGCAAAAAGAGTAGAAAAAGCTTTCAAAAGAATTGGTAATATTCCTGTACAGTTTCAAGAACTAACAAAGGGTGATCTTGCTTTAGTACAAAATCTCAAACAACAATACTTTACTCAATTCAAAGATGTATCGAATACATTTACAAGAAGATTATCAGAAAAGGTTTATCAGAATACATTAGTAGGTAACAGCTTTGTAGAATTAGAAAAAGAACTCAAACAAACAATCAATGGCATTTATGCTAGTTCAAATGATGCAGAAGCTAATAGACTCATAGATTTCATCAATAATAATAAATTTAATAGATCAAAAAAAACAGAAGTAGATACAGCTATACAGACTTTACAATCTAAGTTTGCAAGAGATAGGGCTGGAGAAAACATGAAAAGATATGCGAGTCAGATATTAAACGACTCATTAAGAGAATTTGATGCAACCCTTAATTTTAATAAAGCTAATGATGCTGGTTTAACATTTGTTAAATACTTTGGAGATGTAATACCTACAACCAGAGAGATTTGCAGAGATTTAATAAATGGTGTATTAAATAGACGACCTAGTGGCTTATTTACTCTTGATGAAGTAAAAAGGTTATGGGCTAGTAGGTCATGGTCTGGTAAAAAATCAGGCGACCCATTATTCGTAAGAGGTGGGTATAATTGCAGACATCAATGGAGTTATGTCAATCCTAATTGGTATAACAAAAAAGGTGATCTGATAATATAACGAAGGAGAAACAATGTCAGAAGACAAACAGGTTAATCAACCGCAAAATGATGTTCAGGAAGCTGAAGTTAAACAAACTCAAACTGACGAAAAACCAACAGCAAGTTTCAATCAAGAAGATGTTGATAGAATAGTCAAACAAAGACTAGAAGCTGAAAAAGCAAAACATCAAAGAATGTTAGATGAAACAAAGAAAAAAGAAGAAGAAATCTTAAAAGAAAAGCAAATACAAGAAGCTAAAACAAAAGCTGATCTTGAAAATCTTATGAAAGCTAGAATAGCTGAAAAAGACAAAGAGTTAGCTGATTGGAAAAGCAAAGTAAAAACAATCAATGTAGATAACAGTATTTTATCATTAGCTTCAAAGAACAATGCTATAGCACCAGATCAAGTAGTTTCTTTGTTAAAAAACGAAGTAAATTATAATGATGATGGTAGAGTAGAAATACTTGATAATAATAAGAACATAAGATACAACCCAAAAGGTGAACTACTTACTATTGAAGATCGAGTAAAAGAGTTTTTAGATGCTAACCCACATTTCCGAAAAGGGTCTTTGTCTGGAACAGGTAGCCAGAGTAGTGTCGAGGGTAAAACTGTAAAACCATTTAACATTCAGGACTTAGACATGAGCAAGGCGGAAGATCGTCAAAAGTATGCTGAGTATCGCAAACAAAGAGATTCCAGACCTACTCAAATAAATTTAACAAATAAATAAATAAAGGAAAAACAAAATGGCAAACGAAAGCACAAGTTCTACACTCTCGGAATTATACACAGAGATTGTAGCAGAGGCATTATTCGTATCTAGTGAGCAATCAATAATGCGACCCCTAGTACGAAACTATGCAGTAACAGGTGGCGGAAAGTCAGTTGAAGTTCCAATCTACTCTGCTGTATCTGCGGCGGCTGTAGCGGAAGCAACTGATTTATCTAATACAGCGATCAACCCAACATCAGTAACAATAACTTGTAGTGAAGTTGGATTACAAACGACTTTAACTGATCTAGGAAGAAATGCGGCTCCAAGAAATGTAGCGGCTGATATTGGTAGATTATTTGGAGAAGCGATTGCAAAAAAAATAGACACAGACTTAACAGCTTTATTCGGTGGTTTCTCAACAACTGTCGGTTCAGCTTCTACAACTATGTCTGCGGCATTGATATTCCAAGCAGTAGCTAAATTAAGAGCGGCTGGTGTTTCAGGAGATGGTCTTAATGCTGTAATCCACCCACAAGTAGCATTTGACCTTAAATCAGGTCTTACAAATACATTTGCTAACCCAAATCCGGGTGTTGGTAATGAGATTTTAAGATCGAGTTTAGTTGGTTCAATCGCTGGTGTAAATATATTTGAAACTTCAAATATGGCGGACTCATCTGGTAATAATCCGGGTACTACAGGAGATTACAAAGGTGCAGTATTTAATCAAGATGCTTTAGGACTAGCTATGATGCAAGACTTAAAAATCGAAACTCAAAGAGATGCTTCTCTTAGAGCAGACGAGATTGTTGCAACAGCAGTTTATGGTGTCGGTGAATTAAATGATGCTAATGGTGTTGAAGTCGAGTCAGACTCATCAATCCAATAATAGGATAACTATAAGGGCGAGAAATCGCCCTTATATTAACTAGGAGAAAAATTATGGAAGAAATGATTAAACTTACAAATGGAAAAAAAACTATAATTAGATCAAAAATTCAATACGAAGCAAATGTAGCACACTTTAAAATGAGAGGATTTACTCCTTTAGACGAAGTAAAAAAAGAAATTAAAAAGGCGACTTTAAAAGATATTGCTGATAAAGTTGTGCAACTAAAACCAAAGAAAAAAAAAGCGAGGAAGAAAAAATGAAAGACTTAAAAAAATATTGGAAAATTGTAAAAGATAATCCAAAAGTTGCTATGGGTGTTATCATAGTTCTTGCGATTATTATTTCATGGGTATCGTAATATGGCAAACTTTACAGGTGCAAATGTAATAACAGCTAGTGATGTAACTAAATATCAACCTGATGTTTTTGAGTTTGGTATTACATCTAGTTCAACAGAAGCAACAAATTATTTTGCACAAACAACAAATGATATTTTAAGACAGCTTAGAATAGAATGGTTTCCAACTTACAAAACAAATGTTTATACAGATATTACAGTTTTAAATACTGTAGAGATGGAAAACACAAAAGTAAATTTAGATCAGTTTGAGAGGGCTGGTGTATATTTATTTCTTGGTAGATTTCTTTTACCAGCATTAACAAAATTTAGACCTGAAGCTGACAAAGATAGATTTGAAAGAATGGGTGAATATTACATGGCTGAATACAACAAAGAGTTTAGAGCAATACTTGAAGATGGTGTTGAATATGACTCAACAGCAGATGGCTCTATAGTTTCAAATGAAAGAGAACCTTTACATGGCTACAGACGATTGAATAGATAATGGCTGTAAATCTAAATATCAAAACAAACTCAAAACAAGTATCTGCAAAATTTAAAAAGTTTGGTGCTGTATTACCTAGAATAATTGATAAAGGTGTAAAACAAGCTGGTTTTCAATTAGTTGCAATTATTAGAGAAAAAACAAAAAAAGGTATTGATTTTAAAGACAGAAGATTTGCACCATATTCTGAGGGCTACATAAAACAGTTACAAAGAGAGGGTAAGCCAACAGCAGTAGATTTATTTTATTCTGGTAGAATGTTAGGTGCTTTGACTCCATCAATGGTAAAGAAAACAGGTAAGCATAAAGTAACATTAGCTTTTTCAAGAAAAGAAGAAATAGATAAAGCTTTTTTCAATCAAGTAACTACAGACCCACAAAGAGAATTTTTTGGCTTTAATACTAAAACAGAAAAGATTATAAACAAATCTTTTGAAAAATTTGTCAAAGATGAACTAAGGAAATTTAAGTTATGAGTACAAGAGAAAATATTGCATCAAATATATTATCTACCATTTCTGGTATATCTAGCCCAAGTATAAAAAAAGCTACAAGACAACCATTTCAACTAGATGAATTATCTGACAAACAATACCCAGCAGTTATAGTTCAAACATCAGAAGAAACTAGAGAAGATCAAGAAATAGGTTCAGGTGCAAAAACAAGGATTGGTACGATAGACTTCTTAATTCTTGGATTTGTAAAAGGTGCGGAAGTTAATATTGATACAAAAAGGAATCAGTTAATAACAGCTATTGAAACAGAACTAGAATCTGATATTACTCGATCTGGTAATGCACTTGATACAGAAGTTATTCAGGTTGAAACTGACGAGGGAACATTATTTCCAATAGGTGGTATTAGAATGACTATTAGGTGTATTTACGAATTTGAAGCTGGTACACCATAGGAGATAATATGAACAAAGATAAAATAATAGACAAGATAGAAAAGAAAATAGATAGCATTGAAAAGTTACACGATAAAGAATCAATGATGTGCGAAGAAGTCAAAGATTTACTTGCAGAACTTAGAGATGAAGAAGATGAGTCATTTGAAGATGATGAAGAATTTGAAGATGACGAAGAAGAAGAAATTGACGAAGAAGAAGAAAACTAATATAACAATTAAATTATAGGAGAAAAAAAATGGCAGTACATCATGGTAAAGAGGGTGAAGTAGTAGTTGGCGGTTCAGCAGTAGGCGAACTTGTTTCATTCACTTTAGAAACTACAGGAGATGTTGTTGAAAGTACAAAAATGGCTGATGCCGCTAAAACTTTTGTTGCTGGTAGAACATCATTCTCTGGTACTTTAGAAATGCACTTTGACGAAGCAGATAGTGTTCAAACACAATTAACTGCTGGTTCAAGTATAACTTTTAAATTATTACCAGAGGGAAGTTCAACAGGTGACAGAAAATTTGAGGGTGCAAGTGTTATTACAGGAATGTCAGTATCACAACCTTTAGATGGAATAGTTGCTAGATCAGTTACTTTTCAAGGAACAGGTGCTTTAACAATCGGAACTGAATAATAATTTATGTCAATAATAGATAGGGTCAAAACACATTTTGATTCTTTACAAACTATTAGTATTGAAGTTCCTGAATGGAAAGATGATGCTGGTAATCCATCAATATTTTACTCAGAGCCTTTAACACTCGAAGAAAAAAATATTATTTTTAAAAAATCAAATAACTTTACTGATCTTACAGTTTTAGTTGATTTACTTATAATGAAACTTCAGGTTAAAGATGAAAAAGGCAATCTTAAAAAAGCTTTTAAATTAGAAGATAAATTTGAATTAAGAAGAAAAGCAGATTCAAATGTAATAGCTTCTGTGGCAAATAAAATATTAGCTGATACATCATTCGAGGAAGCTGAAAAAAAGTAAGAAGCGACCCAGATATTCGTAATATATTGGTGGTCGCAGAAAAACTTAAAGTTCCAATACAAACTGTTTTAGATATGCCATTACAACATTATCATTTATGGTTAGCTTACTTGAAAAAACAACAAGATGAGTATAATAATCTAAAGAACACTAATAGAACATAAAATGGCTCAAAAATTAAATATAGATATTGTTGCAAGAGATAGGTCGAAACAAGCCTTAAATAATTTACAGGGTAATCTACAAAAAGTTAGACAATCAGTTTTCAATTTAAGAAATGCTTTTATCGGTCTTGGTGCTGGTATTGTAATAAAAGGTTTTGTAGATGCTGGAATACAAATAGAAAATTTAGGAGTTCAACTTAAAGCTTTGTTCGGCTCTGCAAAAGCTGGTGAAAAAGCACTTAAAGATGTTACAAAATTTGCGGCAACAACTCCATTTGAATTAAGAAATATACAACAAGGTATTACAGCATTAGCAACTGTCAGAAAAAGAGCCGAAAATGCTGGAGTGTCATTTGAAGAATTACTTAAAATTACAGGTAACACCGCAACTGTTTTAGGTGGTGATTTTGCATTAGCGGCTTTGCAAATCCAAAGATCATTTAGTGCTGGTATAGGAAGTGCAGAATTATTTAGAGAGAGAGGTGTTAGGGCTATGGCTGGTTTCAAAGAGGGTGTAGCTGTTAATGTAGATGAAACAATAAAAAAACTTGCTAAAGCTTTTGGAACAGGTGGAGAGTTTGGAAGTTTAACTGATGAACTTGCACAAACTTTATTTGGTACAGTATCTAATATAAAAGATGCTTTTTTCCAATTTCAAGTAGAAGTTTCAAAAGGTTTTTTCGGTGCATTGAAAGAAAATTTAGGTGATTTAAAATCAACTGTAGAAGCAAATAGAGAAGAAATAGCTGAGTTCGGAAATCTAATAGGTAAAGGATTAAGTGTTGCTATAAATGCAACTGCAAAAACTTTAAAATTTTTTAAAGATAATATTGATCTTATTGTTGATGCTATAAAAATATTGATAGCTTTTAAATTAATAACTTTTTTTGCAAATCTTACAACAGCTATTGTATCAGCAACAATCGCTATGAGAGGTTTTAATATGGCTGTGAAAAAAAATATATTAATTGGTGGTGCGGCAGTACTTATTTCTCAATTAGATTTAATAATAGAAAAACTAAGAGAAATAGGATTATTAAGTGAAAAAGAAAAAATACCTAAAACACCAGAGCAAGATAAACCTGATATTACTGTAACACCATCAAGAAAAGAAACATTTGGAGAAGCTGTTATAAGAAATATAAAATCATTTAGAGATACTTTAGGAAATTTAAACAAAAAAGAAATAGAAGAATTTCAAGCAAGATTA